CTACCAAACTTTTTTGAAGTCTGAGATAGCTCTAGTATTCTCATCGGTAAATTATTAGCTGATTGTATCCATGCGGCTAATGAGTTGTTTTTAGCCGGATCCCATCTTTTTACGATATCTATAAATCCTCTTTTAGCCGCGTAAGACTGGTTTATAGGTGATGAACTAGTGTTGTGACTTAACCCAGTAAATTTATTTAACAATGACAATATTTCCGTTTCGTCTGCGGTTATTTGTTGTTTTATTTTTTTCTTTAAAAAATTTTCCCAATATAAACCCAAACTTTGAGCTCTCTGTATTTTATCGTTTTCACTTAATTTACTCCAACCATCACCCATCATTTCTGTAGTTTCAAACAAGGTGCTTTCAGATTTAGCGTTTTCTTCTATTTTGTTTTCTAAGTCACTAGCGTTTTTTACACTCTTGTCTGTTTTTATAGTTTCTTGAAAAACCTTGTTCTTGTTAGCTTTATCTATATCTTGTTTAGTAAGAGTACCATCTTTGATTTTTTTACCAAGTTGAACTAAAAAAGAAACAACATTATCATTCGTTGATAAATCTACAGCATCACTATTTATTTTTCCAGATATAAACCTACCTATATAACCCATTAAATGTTTGTTCTGGAACTTAGACATGTCTATTTTGTCAGCTCTTTCAACTAATCCCATAACAACTTCCATAGGTATATAGTTACCTTTTTCATCTCTTTCAACTCTCTGGCTACCATCTTCGCCAAACATTTGATCATATACAGCTGGTTCGTGTTTTTTTAAGTGTTCTGTAATAGCATCAGCTAAAGGCTTGAATTGTTCTCCTTTGATATTTAATAAATCCCAAAAAACCAAGTGGCTAATCTCATGGCTCTCAGTCGCTTCTCTTTCGTTCTGTTTAGCAGTATCGTCTATCGTTACATATGTGTAAGAACCATTAACGCTAGCCGCTGTACCATTTAAGCTGTTTGGCTCTGCGTCGACTATGCTTTTCCAAAAATCTCTTTGTTCTTTAGTTAAGTTTTCTGAAGATTCTAAAACCGTAGCTGCGTAAGATTTAGCTTCGTTTTCATTTTTAAATCTATGCTTTGTCCAATCTCTACCTATTGATTTTAGAAGTTTATCAGCTGCTTTAGATCTATTATCTATCTCTTGTTGTAAATAAATATCGTAAGCTTCTTTGTTTAATTTAGAATCAGTTAGCTCTGTTCCTTTAAGATTTTGTTTTGCTTTTTTTATTATAGTTTTGTATCTTTCAGGCTCAGTAACTTTTATACCCTCAAATTTATTAGCATAAAAATTAGGATTTTTAAATTTATCTATTTGTTGCTGATAAACACCATAATCGAAAGCTAGTTTTTCTAACTCTTTTTGTTTAGACTCGTTACTAATATCCTTATCGTTGTTTATCTCAAAAGCTTGGTTTCTTAGTTTAGTCTGCTCTATTATCATTTGCTTATAAGTTTCATAGGCAGATTTAGTCATTTTACTTGACCATCTACCCTCAAACTCTTCTATCTTAGCTTCAGCTTCTTTAACTAACTCATCTCTTCTTTTCTTAGCCAGCCTACCTTCTGTTGTTCTACCGTCTAACCCCTCTAACGTTACATTGGCATCTTTTATGTCTGCAAACATATTTTCTAACTCAAGCTTTTCATCAGTGTTCATCATAGATCTACCAGCAGCTCCTATAGCTACGCTTCCTCCACCTAAAACAACACCAAAGAAACCACCAGAAAAAGTAGCGTGATCCACCCCTTCTAATATAGGCTTGTCTGTTATTGCGTTTTGAGTTATTTGAGTTAAGCCTTCGCTAGGTGCTTCTGATACAAGCCCCAACCCAGCTTCTTTTAAAAATTTTTTCTTGAAGTAATCCTTACCACTTACTTTTAACAAATCGTCCATGTTGTTTCTAGCAAAAGCACTATAGGCTGATTTAGCCCATCTTCTACCTAGTAAAAAAGTAGGGGCTGTTCCAAATATACCCTCAGCTGCACCAAAACCTATACCGGTACCAATTTTTTGCAAAGAGCTATATTCTACATCATTAGAGGTTAAACCATCAAGCATTGTGTTATATTCCTCAAAAGTCATATCACCCATTTGTTGACCACCAGTCATAAGACCTAAGGTTGTACCTGATATAGCTGCTGAAGCATACATGCCAGCGCCAAAGTAACTAGCTGTACCACCTGACAAAGCGATAGCAGCAAATATAGGCGCTTGTTTACCTGTTTCTTCCACAATAAAAGATCCAAAATTACCCCAACTATCAAAAGCATTATCAAACTTAATATCTGGTCTATATGTTTTTCTTTCTTCTTGTACTCTATATCTTCTGTTCTGAGCTAATCTAGAGGTGCCTCCAGTTGCTAGATCTAATAAGCCATACGTTAGGTCACCTGTTGTTGTCGAAACATTAAATAAAAATTTATCAGCTAAACTATAGTTTCTACCCAAAAGATCTAATTCTTCATTAGAATCAGACACCTTCTCTTGTCTATCTATCAAGCTATTTAACGTGGTTACTAGCTCGTCTTTATTAGTGTTGTAGTCGGTTAAATCTCGTTTATACTTCTCCCATGTTGACAAAGGTAAAACTTTACCGTTTTTTAACTCTATAGTTTCTTCACTTGAGCTAGTATCAAATTTATACTCTGGATTTAATACATTTAGCTCAAACTCTTTTATTTTTTTATTACTTGGATTGTTTTCAAACTCCGCTAAGTTTAATTTAAAATCCTCTTGATCTTGTTCTAGGTTTTTACCAGCTTCAGACTTTATCTTTTTAGACGCTTTTAGAGTAGCTTTTCTCTGAATGTCTGTCATCTCTCTTAAACCTCTGTCTATTTCGTATCTTCTAGCCTCTGCTCTTTTAGTTCTAAGTTGTTGATGTTTAAAATACTCCTGAACCAATTCGTCAGATGGCTGCGAGTCATCGAAATGAAATTCTTTAGGCAAGTGTGAGTTTAATGTTGGAAGTTCTTTTATTATAGGAGCATAACCAGTAGCTTCGTATCTTTTTGGATCGTTGTTTATGCTTTCAATTTTCATTATCTTTTGAGCTTCATTCATTTCTGAATTTTCTTTTAGCTCTACTAAATAATCTCTAATTTCACTTAGTTCTTTTTCGTAAGGAACATGTGTATATTCTTCAGTTGGAGATATACCTAACTTTGTATCCATAGAATCACCAGTTGGGATATTTCTTGTCTTAGTAACAGGTTCAAAAGAGTAGTTTGCAATTTCTTGCTCTATATCTTTGTATTTTCTTTTTAAGTTAGGATTCCAGTCTTCGTTTAACTCTCCAAAAGATATGTAGCCTTCTGTGCCATCATCATATTCTACAGGTATATTACTTGTGCTATACATGTCATCAGACTCAACAATAGTTTGAGTACCACCTCCAACAACACCGGTTGATGGTGAGTAATAACTACCTGTTGACACTGTTTTTTGCGCTTTTTCTTTTTTCCTAGAAGGATCTATATCTACACCTGGGGACTCGCGAAGACCGTGTGGTCCATATATAGGATCTTCTAAGTTTAAAGAATCAAATAAATATGTTTCGTCTATTTCCTCGGAATCTTGACTTAATAAGTCTAACCAAGGATCAACATTATTGTTTGGATCTGGCATTATTTATTTAATTTATATAGTCTATTAACAGCGTTTTGTATACTATTTGGATCGTTTATATCTATTTTTATTTTCAAACTATTTCTGTCATCTTTTGTACCACCTGTTTTGGGTCTAACAGTGTAATAACCTTTAGCGCCGGCTGTTGTGGTTACTATTTCTTCTATTTTTTCTCTCTTTTGTTTCTCATTCATTTTATTCCACTTTGATCCAACTTTAGCTTTGACAATCTTTAAAGCATCTAATTTACTCATCTCTGTGCCGGCTATAGAATAAGAGTTTTCTTCGTCTTTCGATTTTTCTAACATTATATCGTTGTTATATAAATATATACCTATATCTGATGTTGCTGGATTATCACCAGTATTTATGTTGTAAGATTTTGTATTGTCTTCGTTGCTTGAAACAGTTGATCCATCTTCAAACTTATGTGTATCATAGAAAGAAGTTATATCTATAACACCACTAGCTTTTGGATCAGTAGGATTTTTAGCATCGTAACCATCGCTAGCTTGTTTACTTAACCTTGCTAAATATTCATCTGTTATAGCGTTAGATATCGCTTGTTTAGCTTCTCTAACTTTCATAGGATCACCACTTCTTAGATCAGCTATTTGGCTTTGATAATCTTTTTTATTTAAAAGAGAACCACCCATACCCATAACATCTTCAAAACCTACAGATAATATAGATGGCGTACCACCTTCGTTTAACGTGTTGGTCATGTTTACTCTCTGCAAAGCTAATTCATTTTCTGTTAACTTACTACCTCTATTAAAAGCACCTATAAGATTTTTAGTTAACATGCCACCTGTTTTTATATCTTTATTATGATATTGCGGTAAATCGTTTACAGTTACACCGTTAAAAGTAATATTACCTTGATCGTCCATTTCAGGTTTTATTTTACCATGTTGTATGTCACTTATCAATTGTTTGTCTTTAGGATCCATCATATCAGACATTATACCGTCCATATAATCCCCATCAAAATCAGCATACATTTCGTTTAAAGCAGCTAATTGCTGAGGTATTTTGGTAGTTATGACGCTTGTCATATTGCTTATGTTGTTAGCTGTGGCTGATCTCCCAATGAAATCTGTCTTACTCATGTTTTGTTGGAGATGTTTTTCGTAACCTATTTGAGAACCTAAGTTTTGTATTTTTTGATTCCAGCCGGAAGTTATATCAGAAGGTATACTACTATATGAGCCCCAATTAACCTGAGGTGACGCATCTAAATTTGCAGCAACAACATTGTCAGCTCTCATTGTATCTAGCTCCTGTTGAGTGTACTTTGGTTTATTTGGAGTGTTTCCTTGCACGGCTTGAGCTCCTTTAGAAACAGCGTCAAAAACGTTTATACCCCCACTATAAGCCAAGTTAGCTGCAGGTGTTCTTAAATTTCCGAAATAATTTGGTTGAGTTGATTTTTTTGCCATCGTATTTTTTTATTATCTATCAGCGTAAGCACCAGCAGCTCCAGCTAAAGCGCCAATACCACCCATTATACTTTGTGTAGCTTGTTGTCTAGCTGCATTTGCAGCACCTAATCTATTTTGTGCTAAACTCATTAAGCCTCCAGCTTTTTGATACTCTAAACCTCTAGCGGCTGAAGCACCAGCTACATCAGCTTGTTGTACTTGCATAGCTCCTTGAGCGGCTAATTTATCGTTTGCTGATTCTTGTTGAGCAATACTTGCTGCAGCGGCTTGATTCTGTTGAGCACCAGCATTAGCCATACTTTGTGCTAATGCAGCAATACCAGCACCTCCAGCAGCGCCCTGTAGACCTGACATAGTGTTAGCTAAGTTAGCTTGATTTTGTTGAGCTGCAAAGTCAGCTGCTTGAGTATTTACTGTTAAATCTTCGTATGGGTTTTCCATATTAGCAGCTAGATTAGAAGTATCTAAATTCATCATTCTAGCTTTAGATCGCGCCATTTCTTGCTGTGCGGCTCTTTGTTCGCGTCTTCTTTTACCACTACCGATTATCCCACCGGCGATGCCCGCTAAACCTTGTATTCCACCCGCTATTGCTGCTCCTGGTATCATATTTATATTTGTTTTATGTTATTATTATTATTACACATTATTTGCTAGATTCAAACACTTCACTACCAACATCGTATAATTCACACGCAGTGTTGGAGTCGTTAACCATTTTTACTTCAGCATAATAACCTCTTATGGAAGATGTATTTATTCTAGCATCTTTACTAAAAAGAATAAAGTCACTAGAAGTTGGCCTTACTGTTGTTCCGCTTATATTACAACTTATTGTTGTACTAGTAACAGCCGTAGCCGCACCCATTTCTATTATATTCCCACTACTGTTTTGGTAATATATTTTATCATAAACCTGAACAGAGTCTTGAACATGTGGGAATGTCATTGTTATATTTTGTATTGATGCCATATTTATATATTAAGGTTCGTTAGCTAGTGCTACGTGCACATTAAATACCATGAGAGAAGATGCGTCAATAACCTCGTCTAATCTACCAGACCAAGTGAAAGTTAAGTCATAGCTTGATAAATCTATCGCGGTTAGAGTTCCTTTGGTCACAGTTAGTTGACTACTACTAAGAGCCGATGTACCACCCGAATCAACTGATATTGTAAGAGTTATGTCATTTATACTATTACCATAAAAGTTACCGTATATAGTACCTGTTCCACTAGTTATATTCGTTAGTGATAAAGTGCCTATAGCCACTCCTTTTGCGTTAGTACCACTACTACCATTACCATCATTGTATGATGCTCTTGCTGCTCCCATTATAAATCCACCACCACCTGTTACAGTAGGCGTCCACAGTCTAATCTGATTACTACCACTACTACCACCACTAACAGAGGCAAAGTTGTTTATAGCGATATCAGAAACTAAATCTGTAGTACCATATTTATTAACAAGCATGTTACCCGTTATTATTATAGTTTTTGGATTAACAGTATTGTTTATACTTATTATAGGTGTTTCGTAGTCTAACTCAAATCCATTTTGAAACGTACTAATTTCTTCCGAGTCCGTTGATATATAATTAGACCAATCTTCTATTTCTGGATCTTTTACTTTTGTAATGTTTCCAGTGGCTGTAGCTGTTAAAATCAAATTAAATAAAGATGCACTAGAGTCTTCATCTGGAAATGAATTAGCTAAGTAAGTTTTAGAAACATCACTTGATGTGATTGTAAAATCACTACCCGTTTGATGCATACCTAGAGTTAAACTAACATCTATATATTGATTTATATAAAAAGGATTTTGTACAACATTAGAAGAGTTATACACGTTTCCTTGAAAAACAGGATCTCCAGCACTTGAAGCTGATATGGGTAGTAAAGCTGTTGGGCTTATTGCTTCTATTTCTAAATAATATTTTCTAACCACAGATGTTTCAAAGAAAGGAACGTTAACCGGATAAACGCCTGTAGAAGGTATTTCTAGGTCGGTTTCAGTGCCAACAAATGTAGTACCGTTCCACCAATGCGTAAAAGTCAATGTTGTGCTGCTGCTAATACTTTGAGCAGATGTCATAATTATATTTGCACCACTTATGCTTAACACTGTCACTGTTCCGCTTATACCTGATCCGGTAATTTTCATACCCTTCTTTATGTCGTAATTCACTGATGTCAACGCTAAAGAGCTGCTTGAACCAGAGGTACTTCCTACTGATGTTGTTGAGTTCTTAAATCTAAAATCAGCTCCGACAGCGCCAAATATCTTCACTTCTTTATCTTGCGCAAACCTACTAACTACGTTTCCTCCAACAACATTATAACCAGTTATCTTGTTAACATCAGGGTCATTTTCTAAAACAGATTCAGCACTAAAAGTTATAATATCTTTAAACGTGTCTTGTGCTGGGAATTTATACTGAACAGTGTACCATCTCTGATCCACATCATCTAGCGTTGTTACTGCGCCGTTAACAGTATCACCTATAGTGAAATCAACACCTGTAGATAATTTATCCTGATATGTTATATCATAATAACTTTCAGGGTCGCTATCTTGAGCTGTTATTTCAAAACTAGGCGGAATTCTAAAATTATAAGCATTGTTTAAATTAAACTTAACGACTGCCACTGTGTTTTGTGTACCATACTCAGCCTTGTACCCTAATTGATTACCAACGGGGTTAGCGGTTTCGTTGTTACCACTACCGTTATAAGTAACAGTTGTTACAATGTTACTATCACTTTGGTCCACTAATAATAAATCTTTTAGTATATACTTATTCAAAACACCATCACCAACTATAGCTAAAGATATTGTTAAATTACTTGAAGGCATATTTACACCATCCTTAAAGTTAACCCTTGCTGAAACATTTAAACCGCTTTGCGTAAAAGCAACGCTATCAACGTACGTGTGTCCAGAAGCATTAAAACTTAAATCACCAGCCGTTATTGTTGATCCGGTGTTAGGTGTTATCAATATATCTATAAATTGCTTTTCTGAGTGTATTTCAGTTCCAGCTTCTACATCAAATCTACCTAATGGACTAGTAGAGTTATTTATACCTGTTAACTCAACTATAAGTGTTTTGTCTGCAAGACTAACATCTCCGCTTATACTCAGTAGCTGACCAACACCTTGCACGTTAAATTCTCTAGAATCTAAATTAGTTAAAGTTGTGGTTTCACCTTTTATGTTGTTATAATATCTACCTTCTTTTCTTTTAAATCCTTTCACAAAACCATGTTGTGTATCTGTATTTATGTAATCACAATACCAACCATCTGTGTGACTAGAACCTGTCCAAACTCTAGATGCTGATCCACCATAGTTTAGAGTTTTAAACCCTTTAATAACCTCAGGCATTTCGTTTATTAAAAACGTCACCGAGCTTTCGTATTGTATACCGTAAAAATTATTTCTCACGGAATTATTATGCGAGTATAGCTCTCCAAGATATATAGAGTAATAAACATTATTAAGAGAAACTGCTCCTTCTGGTACAAATGATTTGAAGCTTGGAAAACCATTCACCTTTTCATCAAAAGATATAGTTTTATGGTTTAGTGTTAGATTGTATAAACCTTTACTGCCATCATAACTACCTATTATTTTTTTACCAGTTGGAAGAAGATCTTTAAAAAAGTCTCTCATTCCATTTTCAGATATAGCTGTTAAACCATCTCTAGACAACCTCAAAACAACTCCTCTTGATTTGTCTGTAAAATAACATCTATAAGCATATGATGCAAATGATTCTGGATTTTTAGATATACCATACTCACCTATAAATGGTACAGTTTGCCCTAAAACTCGGTTTGTAGCTGTTAGTTGAGGATTACCACTAGCCTCGTACAAAGCGTCTTTATTAGCTAACACTTTTAAACATTTATCCTCACATAGTACTATTAGGTCAGTGTTTCTAGAATGCAGCTTCTGTATACTACCATAATGAGGGTTCATATCTTTAGTTATAGCCTCACCTTGTATAAATTGATTTAATCTATTAACGCCACTTGTAGAGTTAAATATACCAGAAAATATTAAACCTGTACTTTTTCTTTCCTCTCTGTATGGCTCGTCTAAAACTGAAGAAACTTTAACACCTTTACCAATTCTAGGCGCGTTATAATCGTCATTAATTCTATCTGACTCTACACCGTTACCGAAAGAATAACAATTTTTAAAGTCTAGAATATGTGTTCCACCATGTTGTGATATTGGCCTAGATAAACCAGTTTCGTAGTAAAGATCTAAATCAATAGATTCTTTAGGTTCAGTTTCCCATACCGCTGGATTACTTGATGTTAAAACATCTACATCAGCAGTAATTACGTTTTGCATTATTTGAATCTCACTGATGTAATTAACTGGGTTACCACTAGTTGGGTAAGAAAAATTATCAACCATCCCAACCGAACTGTTTCTTTTTTCAAACCTTATGTTATATTGTCTTCTCTTAGCTGATTGATATTTCTTTCCAGATGTCCTTCTATATCTATATGTTCTATCTGGCTGTGCATTGCGAGTTACTTCGTACAATGGGCTTAGTTCACCTGATTGACTACCTTTAAACCTAAAAATAGTACCTTGTAACTCTATTAATTTTAAAAAGTTATTTATGGTATTTGATTTATCAAAATCCCTGTCATCAGATTTAGGGGATCCACAGAAATAAAAAGTCATCTTTTTTTCACCTAATCTTGGGTGCCCGTTGTTTTCTTGTTTAACCCATCTACTCCTTCTTCTATCTGCAGTATCATACCAAGAAGCTTCTTGTCGACTAGAACCAGCACCTGTGTTTTGCGCGTTGCCATAAATAGTTCTAGACTCTATTATACCAAACTGTTCGTCCTCTTCTGGGAATGAGGCTATAATATTCGTGTCAAAATTAGCATCTCTATTAACTTTCACGAAAAACCTACCGTAAAACTCAGCTTTTCTTTCAAATTTTTCTTCAAAAAGTATAACTTGAAATTCATCACCAGAACTAATACCAGAAACCATGGTGTCACCAGTTTTAATAGGTTCTTCTAGAGTTACTTGGTATATATAGTTAAAAGGTGCGTTACCTTCTGTATCACCAGTAGGGCCACCACTAATGACATTGTATTTATCTGATTTAATACCACCATTAGCAATCTGTATAACAGCGTCTGATGAAAACCCTTCACCAAAACTAGGGTTAGTTTGAGGATTTGGGCCTAAAAATGAAAAACCAATACTACCTATTTGAGGTATACTAGATGATCTAGCTTTCACAGCACCAGTAGCTATAGCTTTTTGTTTTAACTTTAAAAAGTCAGGAGCATCGTTTGATATGTCTATTATTTTATATCTTGATTTACTTGAAACAAAATCGTCGGTGTCGTGTTTCTTTTTCAGTATCAAATAAGTTTCTTCATCAACTTTATTTCTTTCAGAAGAAGGAAAACTTAACCAAACATTACCATCTTCAGCTAGATAATATCTATCCATAGCTAGATTGTAATACTCGTTAGAAGTTTCTTTTATATAATACTTAAAATGTGTAGCCCAGCTAGGCGGCTGGTTGTTTAACGTTACGTTTATTGAGTTAACGGTTGGAGCATAACCTTTGCCTATTTGTTTAGAGGCTTTTTCACTAGTAAAAACAGGTGATTGTCTATTGTATTTATCGATGTACACAACACCAACCTGATAGGTTCTAAGTGACTTTATTGAAAGCTGAGGCTCTCTAACAGTTGTTATAGCCCCTTGGCTTATAGACATAGTTATATTAGGTAGATTAGTATCTAATATATCATAATTTTGTAAATAATTACCAAAAATAAGTCTATTGGCAGTAATTTCCTGTGCTTTTGCTTTTCTAGGAACATTATCCCAGGGTCTTATTATCTGATTGCTTTCTACGGTCTTACTTATTATTTCTGATTCTAGTTTATACTCTGTAGGAAAAGTGCCATCAGAGGCGTACTTAAGAGTGTCTACAACATATATATTATTATTGTTTGATTCTTTATATAATATTTCTACTTCTTCTACATCAATAGGTCTTGATTCGGTTATGTTTATTGCTAACTGTCTAAGATTATTAATCATACCGTTGTTGTAACCATCGGTAGAAAGGTATTCAAAAGTATCTGGTAAAAAAGCCGTTTCGCTAAATGGTGAAAAAGTTGAATACTCGCCAGAATAATACTTCCATCTATAAGCAAATCTTACAAATTTTTTCTCAAACAAAACGCCTTCTTCACTTAACACAGCCTCCCAAGTTAATTGAGTATAAGGTATTTCTACCGGTATACTTTGTATTCTGCACAAATGTACATTAGTAGAAGAAATGCTCATAACTAATACTTTTATTTCAAAAGTTTCTTGTTGACCTAGTTCTTCATATGTTGTTGTTAGAGTTATTATATCATTAACCTGAAAGTTTGGTAAAGGTGAAAAATATAAATTAACAAGCGTTCCTGCTGGATGAGATTCGTTTTCTGTGTCTGTAAACGTTTGGGCAACAGCGTTACTAACTATAACACTATTAGTTCCAGTACCATTACCGCCTCTAGTAGAACTACCCATTGTTAAAGTTGGCATACCCATAGGAGCTTTTTTAGCTACAGTAATATGTTCTTCTTGAAAACCAGGTAGAGTATTAAATCCTCCAGAAGGTATTATAACTTTTCCAGTGTACTTAGTGTGATTAGTAAAATTATCATAACAACCGGATTTAAATATTTTTATATTTATTTTCTTTGGCTCCGTTTCATCATCGGTCCATATTAATAAATCTTCAATTATATTTATACCAGTTATGTTAGTTTCTCGTGTCCAACCAAGTATACCCGCTGTATCAACTAAAACTGGTCTTATTATTCCTGACTCTGCGCTATATTCAGCAATGCAAGAAGCTTCTGTTGATGCAATGAACCAATATATTGTATCGCTTTCGTTATTCAACTTAGTACCTACGCAGAAAGCATTAGTTAATCCAAAACTATTTCCAGACCAATTTGCTGTTATTAATTTTTTATTAGAATCATAAGTTTTACCTACAATTTTACTTGTACCTATAACGTTCTGAATAGTACCAACATCATCACCGTCAGACGTAGACATTTCAATATTCAACGCATCTCTATACTCTCCATTAGGTACTAACCTCTCGTCCAGGTCTTTATTCATTTTACCTGAACGGAAGTAATGTTTAATATCTGGCATACTTGTTAATGTTTAATTTGTTTGGACTTACCTCGCATTACCTGTGTAAGTTCTTCAATTTTTATATTGGATAGTCTTAATTTAGCTTTTCTTGTAGCAGCAAACCTTTCTTTTTTCAACAAAGGTATATATGCTGTTGGTACTGACGTGTGCGTACTGGCTATAGCGTAAGCTATATGTTTATACACAGCTTCTTCAGCAAACTTATGCACAACCATATCGTCATCCGCAGCTAAACCATCGCTTATGTATTTTAACGTTACTAGTTTACCACTTAGTGAAGAGCTAAAGTGTATATAACCTTTTTGCTCATCAATGTAAAACACTCCGTTAGCTTGAGCCATTTCAGGTTCTAAACCAAATCTTCTACCTTCAACTAAGTTAAAATCCTCTTCTGTGTTTCTATAGTTATCAGTGTCGCTTTCTGAGTTAGAGTTACTGCTGTTTTGAAATCTAGACCATGTTGTAGAGTCACTAGCTACGTTTAGACCACCATCACTATTATAAGTATAGTTGTAGGCACCGTCTTGAAGTATAGCCGTAGGATTACTTGTTTTTCTTGTTGGATATAATAGCTTCTCTACACCAGAGTTATCGATGTAACATATTTTTACGTAATTAACATAATCATGTGGTAAAGCCATTTTCAAGTTAGGTGGTAATTCTATTTCTTGTGATTTAATAGATTTAAAAGTATCATAACTTAATTCTTGTATTGCTCTTTGAGCGTGAAAAGCCACGTTAGATCTTTTTGTTCTAGGTATTATTTTATCACTACCTACGTAACTAATCATAAAATTATTAACGATAGTTTGTAGTGATATAAACTGATAATTACCCAACTGTGGATTTACTAATGTAATAACTATAACGTCGCCATTACTAACAGACTGGCTTACAGTCACTAAATAAGTAGTAGAATTGTATGAAAAATTAGATGTTGCCACACCATTCACAGTAACAGTAAACTCAGCTGCAGACTCAGGCATCGTGTCTAAATTGTTTAATAGCGTCTGGTTAGCTGGGAAGCTTAAAGTATATGTTCCTGCGGATGCATTACCACTTTGAATAAAAGTTTGCGAGCCGTAATACTGTTGTTGTGTTCCTTCAAATAATGGCATATCTATTTATTTTCTTGTTGTACGTTTTGTGCTTCTTCTGTAGTAGCTATTTGATATAGTTGAGGATCTTTTATTTCAACACCAGCAAGCTTTAGTATTTTTATAACCAACTCTGTTTCCTCTGATTGGTGTAGTTCAAAATCTTGACTATTATTAACGTTAAATAAAGGCTCGTCAAAAACAGTTGTATAAGCCCACTTTACAGTAACAGGCCTAGCTATATAGTTACACGTTACATTCGATGTTATAGTTGTTGGGTAAATTTGTATAGCTCTGTCTAGTGGAAAACCAGACGTTGTGCTGCTTGTTTGAGTAGAACTACCAGCTCTGGGAGTGTAATTAGAAGCTCTAACATAAACAGGCTGTGTTAATGAAGGAGCTGTTAGTGGTGAATTTTGTATATGGTGAACCTCGTTTTGATTCATTTTTTCTACCTCCACGTAACCACCTTTGTGTTTGTAGTACAGTTCACCCATTCTGTAATGTTGTGGTAAAGTACCTTGACCAGGTTCTGTTGAATGAGTTGACATAACCACTGGGACTCTATATTTTTCAAATATATCTATTTTTTCCTGTATAATGTCTACTTGATCAGCGTACGTGTAGTCGTTTCCTGGTATTCTATTTAACGCGTTTAAATCATAGAAATATTGCTCAAATATATCCATCTGAACTTGATTAGCGTATAGATTATACTCTTGAGGTGTTATATAACCTCTTTGTTCTTTATTAGCAACCGCTAAAACTCTTTGATAAACCGTATCTATATTAACCGCCATAATTTTTTTTTATTTATAGTAAGTAACCACCCCTATAGAGATGGTTACCTCTATAAGTTGATTTATTTCATTTTCTTTTCAACAGCTTTTAATATTTCCATACCGTCATCTGTTTTAAACCAAGCAGCTAGTGCTGAATAAGGATTTTCATCAAATGGTACAGTAAATAATTTTCTGCCATTACCCCACGTAAACGATCTATTATCGCTAGCGAGTTTTATGATATTAGCTTCAACAGCTTTAACACCAATGTTTCTTAAATGCACGTTGTCATCTGCAGCTAGTTCTATAAAAGCAGCTGGTTGGTTTTTAGCAAGTAGTAAAGCGTCTCTTTTTACTTCTTTAGTAGACATTTTGCTTACTTTATTACCTTTTTGAACTCTTAATATAGCTTCTAACTCATCTACTTCTAATTTTTTAGCTAAGTTTAAAGCTTCTATTTGTAACTCTATTTCATCAACCTCATTTTCAGCATACACCTCTGGTGTGTATTCATACCACAATGTATTTCTTTTTGGATGATATAATGATAGTAGTTTCTGTAAAGCTGGTTTACTTTTTGGAACAGATAACCTACCTTCTTTAAAATATATATGACCCAATGTTGCGTAACCATTCTGTTCATCAGCAAAAACTGATTTTTGATTAGTAGCATATCTTAATTCTCTATTGTGACCTTTTTCTTCATCGAAATAAAGTAAAGGTTTTCTTGACGTATGTTTTGATTGTATTGATAATACAGGTGGAGAATTTTCACCTTTTACAATATACACTCTATCTTTGTATTCCCATTTTTCCATAATATAATATAATTAAAAAGTTTATAAGGGTAATAATTACCCCTGTAAATACAACAGGGGTAAGAATTACATTTGTTTGTTATGCTTTAAGCAATACGAAGTTATTCGCAGCTTGAACACATAGACATCTTTCTGATAAGAAGTTAACAACCATCTCATCAGCAGATGATGTATAGTTTCCACCAACAGATCCAGTGATCCATGATTTCATTTTTCTATCATCAGCCTCAGACGCTCTATATCTTACGTGTAAGAAAGGTCGTTGGATGTTTTTACCCATTGACTCATCGTAAACTGTTGAAGTTCCAGCAGGAACAATAACACCTTCGATATCACCAATAAGTCCTCTTGTTACAGAATCATTTAAGTATTTCCAGTCAGTTTTGTAGAAGTCATAAGAACCTCGTCTGAAACCAGAGAAACCTAAATTTAAAGCCATATCTTCATCGTTGTTGAATACACCGTAAGATGATCCACCAGCAACATGACCAGAGTTTACAGAAGCTAACATGTTGTCAATTTCTAGAGAAGTACCTCTATCTAAGAACATCATATTTTCTTCAATAGCACCTTGCTTGTCTAATTCTTGTAGAATAGTATCAAACTCAGCTAAACCACCTTGAGTGTAAGGAGCAGATCCAGATACTTGATCAAAATCAGTACCAGTCCATACTAAACCTCTTGACTCTAATGCAGAGAATAAACCTTCAGTACCACCAACTGCAAAAGCAGAAGTACCACCAAAGTTGTGTCCAGCAGGCATTTCAACTTGCTCACCTTCAATCATAGCCATTTCAAGGTAATCGTTAAATCTTAGTCTTGCTTCAGACTCAGATTTTAAATACCAAAGGTAACCAGAAGCTCCATCTTCAGAAGTAACTTCAACCCAACCGATTTGTGCAGTGTCAGAACCATTTACTTGGTATCTGTCTCTTAAAATAGCTGGTTTGTTGCTAAATCTTGTGAAAGAAGCATCGATAGATCTTGAATCTTCAGAAGATCCTTTGATATATTCAGTTCCATAAACAAAGATGTTTACGTCTTCACCATCGGCGAAGTTTACAGCACCGTTAACCGCACCTGAATCAGGAGACTGGTCTAAGTGTGCTTGTGAGTAAGGAGCAACTGTAACAGTAGTTGTTCCACCACCGCTAACTACAAGACATTTTAATACTTTTGCGTTGTCAGTTTTAGCAACTACAATAGTATCATGGTTTTGTATTAAGTTGTTAGCAGGTAAAGTAATAGTGTTAGCAGAAGCGTCAGCGATTTGTACATTGTTTGCACCATCGTTATAAGCTTCAGCAGAATATGCAATATGCAATCTACCTTGCTCAGACCAAATTACTTGATCAGAAGCTAAAGGCATTTCTGCGCCAACCATACTTAAGAATCCAGAGATTGTTCGTTTTCCGAATCTCTCTACTTCTTTTTCATAAATTTCTGGTAGGAATTGCTGAGCAAATGTTCCACCACCAGTGCTTGAGTCGAACGACAAGTAGTTATCATTAAATAACTGCTGCGTTGGTCTCGGAGTTAAGTGCGCTTGATACGCACCGAGTGAACTAAAAGGCATAATTTTTAATTTTTAAATGTTTAACTTATTTTTATTTACGTATTTTAACCTTAAACGAGTTAGAATCACTACCTGTAATTGCTCTTACTTTCATACCACCAGCTTCAACAGTTTTATGCGTTTGTCTGGGGTCCATGCTCACGTTTTTTGCATTAGCAATACTATTCTTAATAGCATCTGCTTTGCCCTGCTCATAGAAATGATTAGCAACAGCATCGGCGTTCATTGCGGTAAATAAAGATTTATGGTAACCACTTGCATCACTCATTTCGTTTTTATCGTTTAAAAACTTTTTAACAAAATTAGTAATATCACTTTGACTACTTTTAACCTTATCAGCATCTTTAACATTAAACCTATAACGCTTATCACCAACTTTATATTCAAAACCTTTGAAATTTTGGTTAAAAACTTTACTAGTTTCATTGTTAAAAATAGACGCTTGATGATCTGCAACTTTTTGATTTTCACCTTGCTCTTGGTTATATCTATTAAAGAAATCAACAGCCTTTTTTTGCTCAGAAGTTAACTTAACTCCAGCTTTGATTTCGTTATAGTATTTAGACTTTAACCCGTCTAGATGGGTTTTAGCACTGGCAACTTGCTCTTTAAGCGCTAATTTTTTTCTACGGACATCTCTTTCTTCATCGATTTCTTCGTCAACTGAAAATTGATCTTCCATTAAGAAACTAATCTCATCATCTGTAAGATGTGATTTCGTTTGTTTGTAATATTCTCTTAACAAAGTGTTGTCATCATATTTAGAATAATCTTGATTTAATCTAACATAATCTTCAAGAGTTCCACCGGTTTCATTCATAAATTCTACAACTTTCTGAATGTTTTCTGGTAAATCAACACCTGTTTCTTTTGAATCTTGAACAGCTTGCTCCAAATCTTCTTGTAGCTCTTCCGTTTTAGATTCAATAATTTCTTCTTTTATTTCTTCAGTAATTTCCTCGAGTATAGGTGTTTCTTCAACAACCTCTTCTTTTGGTTTATCCTCAACAACCTCGACAATTTTTTCCTCTTGTTTAGGTTCTTCTTCTTTTTTACTTAAATCAACTTTAGCAATAGCTTCTTCCGCTTGTTTAGTTTCTTCTTTTGCTTTACTTAAATCTATTTTAGCAATAGAGTTATCTTGTTTACCTAATTGTTTAGGTTTTTTTGGTGTTTTCATTTTCATGTCTCCACCTTCTTGCAAAACTGGTTCGTCTACTTTTTTAGTTTCAGTTTTGGCTTTTTGAGTAGGTTGAATTTCTTCAACTACTTTATCTTCTTTTTTAGCCATAATATAATATTATAAAATTAAACAAATTATCTAGGATTAAACACACTCATGTCTATTCCTTGCCCTAGAGTATCATTACCTGAAGACTCAAAGCTTTTAGCAGTATTTTTACTTTTTCTTTGCTCTTCGCCCTGTAGTTTAACTCTTTGGTCTTTTCTATCCTCTCTTTGAGTTTCTTTTTTGTCAGCTATAGAGTTTTCCATGTTTCTTATTTGCATGTTTAATTGAAACTCGTAAGCCATTAATTCTTTTTTAAGTTTAGCTTCTTGAACAAGCTTGTTGTTAGCCATCTCAGCTTTTACTTGTTCTAACTGAGTTTGCATCTGCGTTATAGCTTGTTGTTTTTGAATCTCAGCTTGAGCAGCAACTTGCTGTGCTTCAGCGTTAGCCTGCGCTTGTGCTTGTATATTTTTTTGAGCAAGTTCTTGATCTCTCTCCTGCTTTTTTCTACGTCTTATTTTAAGAAGTTGATTAGCTAGTTTTACATTTTTAATCATTCTAAGGTCAATAGCATCTTCAAGCTCTATGCTTTGTTGAGTTAAAGCCATTTGTATGTTATTTTCTAGCAATTGCTTTTCTTCTTCATCTGGTTCTAATTCAATAAATATACCAAAGTCATATAAATGTAGCTCAGCCATTTCTTCTAATGTAGCCACATTATGAGATCCTATAGCTTGTATAAAAGCATCTCTCGTTGGTGAATATTCTATTATATCAGATATCCTAAGAGATAACGCTTCAGCAACCTCAGTTGTTAAATATAAACCAGCTTGTAGTATGTGTCTTGTAGCTGTATTGCTGTTTGCGGCTGCTATTTTTTGTATACCAACTAAAGCTTTCGCGTCTGGCGTGCTAGCATCTCTTGCTTCATTTAACCCGGTGACATCCCTTATCATTTGAAGATAATAGTTGTAAGTTTGAATTAGTGATTGCAATTTTGCACCACCGTTTCCAGATTGAATTTCCTGAATAGGAATTTTTCCTGGATTCATATCACCGTCAGATGTCATCGATCTACCTATAATCGAACCTGTTTGAAAGAACATGTTCAGCGCTTCTTGTGGATTATAGTTTGTTCCGTTACCGAGATCAACCTCTGCAAGACCATCAGCATCCATATATATGCCGTCAGGTACCATTCGCGAAAGTACTTGTTGGAGTTTTAAATGAGTTAATTGAATCATGTCGGCAAAACCTGTTATTCTGCTAACTAAAGATTCGATTTTACCTTTATACATGCGTGGAGCAACTATATTGTAGTTCATCTTAACCTTAGTGTAGTCACTTTTAGGTCTCATCATATTTTTAGCTAACTCCCATTTTAATAATTTTTCACTACCTAGAACTAAAGCTCCTTCATATAAAACTTCTATTTGTTTTTCTAATTTACCAAACCTTTGTTCTAACGCAGCATCTAATACAGGATTAAAAGTATCGTCTTTAACTATAATTTTAGTTCCACCCGTAGCAGTATCTTTTACTTTATATACTTCTTTGGAATATGTTTTATAGTTAAAATATAATATTTGTATTTGATTTTTATCTATTTCATCGTGATCATTATGAGCACTGTAGTAACCAGCTTTTTTAAAGCTCTGGTTAGTTATCTCTTTTAAATCTTCATCTGTTAATTCTGAAAACTCCTTAACTAATTCGTTTATAGGTACTGTTTTAACCTCACCTACGTAATATATATCGTCGAAGTAAGGATCTTCAGTATATGACCAAACTAAATTAGCAGGATCTACATAATCAACCACAACACCCTCAGATGTGTTAAATGTAGTCTTAACAGCACCAATACCTAACACGGTTAAATCTTGATAAAATCTCTTTCTTGTTAACTCATATCTATTACCGTTTAACAATGTATTTATAGCTTGCTCCTCAGCTATTTCTACAGCTTGTTTGTAGTTTAGCTGCATGTGTAGCTCTAATTCTTCTTTATTTTCAGGTATATTAGTTGGATCATTTTGAAGTATACTAACGCCATAAAAATCTTCAACTTGCTTATTTAGCTCTAGGTTTTGCATATCTATCAATATGCTTTCCATGTACTGAGTTCTTTTATCCACTCCGTAAGGATCTTGTGAATATGCTTTTATATCAAAAACTCTTTCAGATATACCGTTAACTACTATATCTACAAACTTAGGTATAATAGGTACTGGTTTCCAGTCTAAATTAAGATAAGACAAGTCGCCATTGATAGACAATTCGTCTTTGTATTTTTGTATACTTTGCTCACCCCTAGCATATAGTCTTAACCTATGGAAGCTGTCTTGGTTATTGGCGAACCTATAGGTAACACCATCCCTAACAAACCATTCGCTTTCTATTGCTTTAGCTACCTTTAAACCATATTCTTTGCTTACTTTTTCAAGATCGCTAGCAACCTGACTTGGAAAAAACGCTTTTGTTACTGATTCAGCCATATTATTATTTTATTAATTTAGAAAAAGCACCTTTATTTTCGTACTTCGCTATTCTTATATTCACTTTTTGTTTTTCTATTTTAGCATTAGGGTTATACAAATGCCTGTTACAAGCCATAATAGCTAGACCACTACTGATAGCAGCATCAAACTTTGTCCTATTATTTATATCAAATTTAGCCCAATCTTGCAGTGTCTCATTGAAATACATTTTACCTCTTGAATTAACATGATCTTGTATATACATTTCTATTGCAGCTGCATGAGCTTGTTTAATATCTTCACTTGAGTTCGGTATACCACCTATTTCTTTTTCAGCAACCGAGAGCTTATTCCATTTTTTATCAGGTCTGTTCATGCTAAAACCTCTATAACCACGCCTTCTTAAATAATACAATAGACGGGGTTTATTGTTTTCAGCTAGTATAGGCATCCCGTAGAATATTAAAGCCATTAGAACGTCCTCAAAGAACATCTCAGACGTTTGAGGCCTAGCTACATACTCTAAGAAGAATTGGTTAGGTGGGCAATCCTCCATACTGAACTTAGTTAATCCATGTAAAGCTCCTTTCGACCCTTGACCATCTACAGTTCCAGATATATCATAACTATCGCAACCAAAAGCACCCATATGTTCGTTTCCAGGATACTTAACACCGTTTTTTATTATTATATTATTTTGCAAGTTAGAAGGTGGTGTCCAAGATATTTTAAACCTACCTCTTGCATCTGGATAAAATATAACTCTAGAATCCTTTATTCCATTTATCCACTGAAAATTACCAGTGGAAATATGATCATTACCTAGCTCTTCATTGTAATCTATCTGTTCATATATCTTAGCTAGGTTAAATATACTGTTTTTAGTCTCATCTCTAAAAGCATGCTCTTCGGTACGCGGGAATTGTCTGTAAAATTCATTTAAAGCATCTCCATCATTCTTTAAACCATCAACTTCATTTTGCCAATGATCTATAACACCTATATCTATATAGTCTCCAAGAGGACCTTTGACTTCATTCTCAGGCGTTTCGAATACAGGTAGTCCATAAGAATCAATGAATCCCTCGTAGTTCCATTCCATAGGTATGAACAAACTATATAATCCCGAGCTAGTCTGTCCATTGCGGTTTCTTTTTGTAACATCTGAAGCATTATATAATTTTTTAAAGTTATCCCCTCCTTTATCTAAAGCATTTGATGTCGAACCCATCATACATTTACCTATAATTCTAGAACCTAACCTTAGTGTTGTTTTTGTGACCCTCCAGTTGTTGAGGATGTTGTTTGGCCTTTCCCACTTCCCCGATTCATCATGGACGAGGAGTTTAAGTTTCTCCCCATCGTAGGAGTTATCACCGGTGTTCTTCCAATCGATCGTTGTATCGAGTCCGGTGAGTTCCTCGGGTTTGTCGGTCTTACTCGTGATGTTCCTCCGCGTGAGCTTCGACGCGGGTACTCTGTACGCAAGTTCGGTTTTGGGACGGTCCATTCCGTCCTGTATCGGTTTAAAAAAGAACGGATAATTGACCGATATTGGTACGACTTTATCTGTGAACATTTTCTTAGCGTCGGGCCCAGATTTGGACAATATACCGAATCGTGAATCGGAACTAATAGTTGCTGAATTAACCACCTCTCCTGATGCCATAAATGAAAATCCC